CGTCGTTCTTCTTCCAACGCGGCTTTGTCGGTTTCGACCTTGGCAAGCGCGGCCTGATGGTCGGCGGTGATCTTGGCGTCCTTGGTTTCGTCGATCTCCTTGGCGCTCTCTCCTGCGGATTCGATCGGAACGATCTTGGCCTGCGCCCGCAGCCGAACCAACGTGAGGTCGAGGTCCTCGATCTGCTTCTTCAGGTTTCCGATGTTCGTCTTCGCCTGGTCGAGTTCGGGTCCCATGAAAGGCCGCAGGAAAAGTTTCGAGGATTCCGGCGAGGGCATCCCCTCGAACGCGTGCAGCATTTCGCTGCCGATTCCTTTCCAGGAAACCTCGATCGACTTCTTCACGTTTTCAGACGCGGACAGTTGGGCCTTCAGGGTCGTCTGGTATTTCTCGTAGTTGGCGATCTCCTTGTCGAGGGCTTCCTTCTCTGCGGCCGTTCGGACCAGGCCGCTTTTCCCGGCCGTGGCCTGCGCCTTGGAGATGGAATTCGCGCCGTCGATCATGGCGCGGGTCATCGCGATGATGTGGGCCTGCGAGTCCTCGAAAGTCTTCTTGGCTTCGGCGTCCCAACCGCGCAGCGAACTGATGCCCTTCTCGATCGCGCCGGGGATCTGCCCGAGGACTTGAATCATTCCGACGATCGCGATCGGGGTGAAGGCGGCGGCCGCGACCGTGGCGACCGGACCCAAGGAGGACAGGAAGGTGGAAACGAAGCGAGGCATGTGGATGCCTATTTCCTCGCCCAGGCCCCGCATGGCGTGTCGGGCTTCGGTCGCGCTTGAGATCCCGCGCTTGCCCACGTTCGCGAGTTGGGCTTCGAGTTCCGCGACTCGGGCCTGCAGCTGCTCGGCTTCGGCCCTCATGCCCGCGACGGTCGACTCGAATTGAGCCTGCATTTTCTGGAAGTCGGCGTTCATCCTGCCGGTTCCAGAAGTAACCGCGTCGGCGGCCCCGTTCATTCCCGACAGGATCGGGCCGATGTCCATCTGGGTCAAGATGCGTAAGGCGTCGGTGCTTCCCATTTAGACCTCTTTCTGTTTGCCGGTGTTTTCCTTCAGGAACTCTTGGACGACCGGAGGCAGGGAATCGAACGATCTCGCAGGTCCCAACGAGGCGAACGCTCGGTCCTCCTCCTCGCGGATCCGATCTGGTTGGTTCGAGGTCGCTTTCCCGGCCGCTCCGATTATCAGGGCCAGGGTCACGTGCGCCGGTGGGAACATGGTCCAATGCCGATGCAAGGCCAAAACGTCGGGCCAGGGGATTCGGCCGATGTCGGGCCAGGACGTCCCGGTCGCCGTGGCGATCCGGCTCCTAATGTCGGCGAAATCGATTTCGGAGCCTACACCCCCCCCGGCAGTTCGGGCTTCGGGGTCTCCAGCTTCAGGCCGGAGAAGATAAGAATTTCGTCGTGCAGCTTGTTGAACACCACGTAATCGCACTCCTTGCGGAACCGGGCTTCGTCCCAACCCTTCTGCACGTTCCCGTTCGATTCCGGGATGCCGTTGTTCAGTCCGCTGCAGATCATTTCGATCGCCCGCGTCCTGTAGGCTTTCGCCTTCTCGTCGTCGGTTTCCAGGTTCTCCGGCATAGGCGCGAGGTAGGCTTCCACCTGGTCGAAACTCAGTGCGCCGATCTTGTATTTCTGCCCGTCGATGTCAATTTCCTTGGTTCGCATGCTCGTTCTCCTTCCCGAACGAAAACTTCGTTTTAAACGGTCGCTGTCGAGGTCGGGGACGAGGGTAATGTAAACACCCACGCCTTGTCACGATCTCTTTGCAGCGGTGCTGCGGTACGCAAAGCCATAGCCTTATACCAGGTCGCCTATCCAGATCGACCCTGGCCCTTCCAAGATTTGAATCCCGGCTTCCTTCAGGCCCAAAGGAACGCCTTCCTGGTTCCGATCGTGCCCGCAAATGAAACGGGTTTTCGGAATCCAGGCCGCCAGGTCCCGACTGAAATCCTCGTACTCGTGGCTGCCGTCGAGGAACACCATGTCGAGGCACTTGTTCCCGAACTTCCGGGAAGCCTCGATCGAATCCATGCGGAGGATCTGCAGGTTCGGCATGGCCCCGACGTTCTTCATAAAATCGGAATAGACCGACTCCGGGTCCTCGGCTGCCCTCCGGTGGGGTCCCGCCCGTTCCGTCGGTGAACCTTTCCAGGTGTCGACCGCGATGACGATCCCCGGACATCCGGACAGCAGGGCGTGGGTCGACCGGCCGCACCAAGAGCCGACCTCCAAAACGCTTCGGCGCTTCCGGGCCTGTTCGAACAACCACTGCAACTCTTCGTCCGTGATCCAGCCTTCGATCCCGGGCGACTTGTAGACCGTTTCCGGCTCGGGCAACGGCGGGCCGCAACGCCAGGTCCGAAGGGTCGTCTTCAGGAGGTCCACTTTGTCCTCGACGCTCATCAGGTAACCGTGAACGGCAAAACTCATGTTCAACAGGCTGAGTTTGCCGAGGAGGTTTTCGAGGGTGATGAAATCGTAATGCCGTTCGGCGATGTTCCGCGAAAGAATATAGTCGTCCAACAGGTGGCTGCGCTCCATTCCTTTCGAGGCTTCCCCGACCGTGGGGTAAACCTGGTCGAGCGCCTGCTCGAACGTCAGGTCGTCGGGCGGCTTCCACAGGTCGAGGCACATGTAGCTGGCGATGGAACACCATCCGCAGGTCCCGATCGAGCGGCCGTCCCGGATGAAATGGCGATCGAGTTTGTAACGCAGGCCCGCGCTGTCCCGTTTCCACGTCGCGACGGTGGTCAACGGCAGCAGGCCCGTGAAATCCGGAGTCTCGGGGTGCACCAGCGCGTCGGCGTCGAAGAAGACGCCCCACATGCTCCCGAGTTCCTGCATCAAGCGGTGGATCTGCCATTTCTCGCAGACCACCGGCCAATCGGGGAAACGGCGTTCGGTGATGACGTGGAAGTCGGCGCCGATCTTCTCCGCGTATCCCTGCAGCATCGGGAAGGTCAGCGCCGTGATCTCCTTCGGGTAATCGTCGACCGCCAGCGTGAACAACGTTTTCTTGGGTGTGAACGCCATCGGACCTCCTACGCGGTGGTTTGGAAAAACTCCATGATGCTTCCGGCCGCGTTCGGGAACGACTCGAACTCGAAGTCCGAGAAAACGTGCTTCGCCCTGTCGAGGGGCAGGCTCATTTTCGACGACTTGCATTGGAACAGGTGGACGCCGTTGTCACCCTGGTAAGGCATCGACAGCCAGAGTTCGAACACCGGGCCGTACCCTTGCAGGTGGTTGGTAACCAACAGGGTTTTCCCGGCCGTCGACGTGTAGGCGTAGGACACCAGGAACAACACGTTGTTGCCCGCGTCGTTCCCTCCGAGCGTGTATTTGCCCGTCGCGCTGACGCTGTACTTGCCGGTGGCCTCGTTCCCCGCTCCGACCTGTTCGAGGGTGACGCCCGTCGACGCGTAGCGCAGCCCGAAGTTTTGATAGAAGTTGTTGCCGCCGTTCGCGACCGTGAAGTTGTTGCCCGCGACCGCTGCGGGGGCCTCGTCCGAAACCATCTTCTTCGACCCGGTCGAAATGACGTCCCCGAAGAACAAAGAGTTGTAGACGTCGGACTCTATTTCCGCGAAGGCCGCCTTGCCTTTGAATTCCATGTCGGACGCCGCGATGTCGTCCGGCAGTTTGTTCTGGCCCCAAAGTTTTTCAAGCTTGCCGGAAAATTCCACCTGGGCTTCCTTGATCACGCCGAACCGTTGGGGAAACGAAGGCGTGGCGAGGTTTCCTGCGCTGGTAGGAACTCCGACCACCAAACCGATGCCGAATTGCTTCATGGATCTGTCTCCTTTGAAAGGGGACGCCTTCGCGCCCCAGTTGTATTATCGGATCAGTCGCCCGTCACGACGACGATCGGCACGATCAACGTTTGCTGCTGAGTTTGTTCCGGGTCGGGCATCGGCGCGATTTCGCCTTCGATGAAACAATCGTTGACGATCCCCCCGAGCGACTGCATGTCTGCAGGGAAGGCCGCCAGGTTCGCGTCGAGGGCGTCCATCACGTCGTCCGTGAATTTCCAATCGGCGTCGACGACCGTGGCGTTGACGCGGAAATAAATCCACAAGCCGAAAACCCAATCCCAAGTGGTGACGCCTTCCTCTCGCCTGCGGACCGCCCGCTCGAATCCTTTCGCGAGGCACATGGCCGGTTGGTCCGCCGAAGCCACGTTCGCGACCTCCACGAATCCCCGGATCTGCTTTCCCCAGGATTGCCCGTCGGGGCAAGGCGTCTGACACACGTGCTTGAACAAAGCCTGATAAAGATCTTCTCTTTTCGGTTTGCCTTTCACGGTCAACCTTTCAGGGCCTCGTTCGTCGTCTGCTGCAATTCCGAAACGATCGTGGGCCTCATCTCTTCGTACGCGGGTTTCATGAACGGCCTCGCCGGCAGCGGCGGGTGGACGACTTTCTTCACGACAACCATTCCGGAAGAAGTCATCTGACCGCCTTCGAATTCGGCCATCGGCGCTCTTCGCGCCAGCCTGGCTCCGTAGGCGTGGGTCGACTCGGTGCGGCTCGACAGGGCTTTTAAAATTTGATACTTCGAAGCGACCCCGCCCCCGCGCAGAGGCACGGCGAATTCACCGGCTCCGAAGGCGAGGGCCTGTTTGTTCTTCGGAACGATCTCGTAGGTGCCCCGCCCTCCGCGCTCGTGAATCCTTCCGTAGAAGGCCGTCGCCCCGGCCGCCTCGACGCGCATTTCCAACCGGCTGCCCGAGGCCTCGGTCGGAAAGAACTGCACCGACCGGGAGAGCTCGCCCGACCTCCGATGCAGCGGCGTTCCTCCTTCCAGCTTCTCGGTCCGGATCTTCGATTGCAGGCGCAGGCCCAGGTTGTTCAACTTGTTCGAAAGGGCCTTTATCAGGATCGGGCCTCGCCCGCGCAACTTCGCCACGAGGATCTGGTCGGTGTTCGAGAACGAATAAATCATACGGTGAGCCTCGAATACTTCATCAAGATTCGCTGCATCTTCGGCGTGAGGTGCCAGTCCCGATAGGTCGTGGTTGCGCTCCCGCCTCCGACCGATTGGACTTTCGACCTCATGTCGAAATAGGTTTTCCGCTTGTACTCGATCGCGATCTGCTCGGCCGTGGCCTGCGAGAGGTCCGCTGGCGTCCCGTCGTTGCCTGCGGTGTAGTCCACGTACACGTTCGCGATTCCCTGGGAGAACTGCCAGGCCCCGATGCCCAACGGGTACGATTGGAAACTCCATTGCATCGAGCCTGCAGGAGGGCGCAGGGCAATCGCGCGGCCGTTGTTGGTTATCACCACCCCGCCGTCGGTTCTGCCGGCAGCGATCGGGAGAGTCACGCCGTTGACCATGACGGTCTGAATCGACCGGATCGGATAATTGCGCAAGAAAAGTTTCTGCCCTCCGGGTCCGTCGTAAGGCGGGTCATCGGTGATGGGCAAGATTCTGTTGTGGACGCGGCAGCCGGTTTGGCCGTTGAAAAACTCCGCGAAATACGTGATGAGATCCTGCAGTTGGCCGTCGTCTTTCGAGGTCGTTATCTCTCCGATGCCTTTGACCTGTGCGACCGTGACGAAGTCGATGTCGTCGGCAGCCGAGAACAGGTAGACCGCGAACGGCCGATGCCCCGACGCAGGAGGAGAAGCCAGGGTGAACTTCGTCGGGTCGTTCGGGTCCACCGAAGCCATAGCGACGGCCGCGTCGTCGACGAAAATCGAGATCGTGTCCGCGTTGGGAACCTTCGACGTGTTGAACACCGCGTTCGTCCCGTCTGCGGTTCCGATCATCTTTTCGCTGATCTGTTGGACGGCCATCGCGTCACCTCAATTCGCGGCGCCGAAAACCACGGCAGCGCCGCCCGCAATCATAGGCCATATTTCCGCTGGTCCCATAAATCTCCTTTGTTACGAAATTCCGATTTCGCCCTCAGCTACGAAAGTGATTGAGGTTGCCGCGCTGGCTAGTCCGCTTAGGAAATCTGCGGAATCCAATCTGAGCGCCCCATACCAATCAACATATGAATTGGCTGGGATAGAGAGCGCCGTCCCAAGAAATTCAGTTCCGGCCGCGCTGCCTGCGGTTGCTCCGACATACAGAGAGACGGTGATAGCGCCGGCTGTTTTGTTGACGAGGCGAATATGCTTCAAGATGACATAAAGCTGCGTCATGGTGAATCCCACCGGGCCGGTGAGAGCGCCCAGGGCCGGGTTGACGATGTTTGCGGCTGTATTCCCTAAGGCCACAGGGCCGAATCTGATTTGTTTGTTTGCTGCCATGGTTTCCCCCTTTTAAATGATTGCCTTAAATGTAGACTCCGCCGTACATTGTCGTTCCCGCTATGCTGCCCGGCAAGTAATTCGCTCCCGCGCTGTATGTAGTGATAACCGATAGGTTATCGGATTCGTATCTCTTTCCGGTCGCGGATCCGCTCCAGGTTATTTGATTGGTTATACCCGCAAAACCCAAATTGACAGCCCAGCAAAAGGCTTGAGAAAAAGCGGGCGTTCCCACAATCGTTATCGTTACCGGACCCGCAATATTAAGCCATTTTCCGCCCACTTGAGCGACGATATGCGCTATCGCTCCGCCTGAAATCTTGCAAGGGCCTATTAAATAGAAAATCCCATCTTCGTTGGCGTTCAAGTGAAATCCTGCGCACGATCCGAATTCGATGTTTTTATAAAAGACTTGGGCTCCGCCCTGGGAGAAAAGACATTCACCGCTGGTAATGGTGCTCAGTTTGAAGCCATTCAGAATCACGACGCTGCCTTGCGGGTGACCTTGAATGGAAATAGCATTGCCTCCGGTAACGGCTATCCAACAATTCGCCGGCGTGTTTGGATTTCCGGTAAGGTACAAATTGCCTGCTCCTACTCGAGAAGTTATCAAGACGCCCTTTGTGTATGCGCCGTCTTCCACCTGAATTGTGACATCGAATCCCGCGCAGTCTATTGATTGGTACACGTCGACTGCATGCTGGATAGTGAGAAAAGCGTCAGCCGGATCGTCCGCCGAGCCATCGTTGGAATCACTTCCGTCGACGCGGACATAAAATGTTGTATTCTGGCTGAGTAGTTGTCTTTGAGCGAAAGAAACGCTTGAAATCAGAATCAGAGACAGAAACACAAAAACACTCAATCGCCTAATCGCACTAAACATATAATCCTCCGTTGGAAGTTGTACCGGAAGCATTTCCGGGCAAATAGGTTGAAGAGGAACCATTGGTATTTATGATGCTGAGTGAATCTGAAACGTATCTTTTGCCGGTTGCGGATCCGCTCCAGGTTACTGTATTCGAAATAGCGGCAAGGGCGAGTACCGATATGTAGAAAAACGCCAGAGAAAACGCCGGAGTTCCAGTTATGGTTATAGTGACGCCGCTTGTGCCGTTGAACCATCCTCCTTGTGTTTGGGCGAGTACGTGACTGCCGGCGCCTCCGGAAATTTTACAGTTTCCAAGCAAGACAAGCGATGCGCCACCCTGCACCAGAATGTGATAGCCCGCGCAAGAACCAAACTCAATGTTATGATAGTAAATCTGAGATCCCGCAGCGGCATAGATGCATTGGCCGGATGTGGTAGTGGTCAACTTAAATCCATTGAAGTATATGATGCTTCCCATCGGATGCCCGGTAGCGCCGAGACAGTTGGAGCTGGTGGCGTTGATAACGCAGTTCGCGGGAGTGGTCGCGTTCCCTGTGAGATATAAATTCCCGGCTCCCTGTCTGCCAGTAATATTCATCCCCGCCGTCCAGGTGCCGTCCGCTACGGAAATCGTGACATCGTAGCCGTTGCAGTCCAAACTCTGATAAACACTGATAGCATGTTGCAGAGTCAGCCACGCATGACCGGAGTTGTTTGCGCTGCCGTCGTTCGAATCGTTGCCATCCGTGCGCACATAGTAAGTTGTGTTCTGAGTTAATTGAGTGCGTCCGCCGGCCGCTCCTGTTGCGCCAGTGGCTCCGATAGGACCCGGAATCATCATTGGATCTTCAGACGGATCCGGCTCTAAAATCAAAGCTACTCCCGGGGGGCCTTGAACGCCAGAACCGCCAGCGGGGCCTATGCCTCCAGTGTCGCCCTTTTTGCCCTCTGGCCCTGGAATCATAAACGGTTCTTCTGGAAGTTCGGGCTCGAGATAAATTGTTGCGCTGGGCGCGCTGCCAGTTCCTATGAGCGCGGCGCTCACTGTGTCGTCATAAGTTCCGGTACCGTCGAGTTCGCCGGCTGTGTCGCCAGGCAACCAGGTTAGCGCGTGTCCTCCGGTGCCAATATGGCTGTTCGATTGAACGATGAATCTTTTGCCGGTCGCGGATCCGCTGAAACTCTGCGCATAGAAACGCGCCTGTCCGCCTGTCCTGCAATCAGCAAAAGCGATGCTGAAACCGGGCGTGCCGGTTAAGGTGTTGACGTATGTGCTGGAATAAGGATTTGCCCACCATGCGCTCTCAAAAGGTTCGAATATCCCTCCATCTTCGGCGCGAATATGACGTTGCGCGGACCCGCTGATTTTCCAGTCCGCATACTGTTGAACAAGTCCGTTATTGTGAACGTAGACGTGAGCCCCATTGGGAACATCGCCAAACTCGAAATCTTCGAGCAACACCGGCCCTCCGCCCTGGACATCAAAACCGTCTCCATTGCTCGCTTCGACTTTGAATCCGTCAAAAGTAACGGTTGTCTGATTGACATTAATATAGAAAGCCGTTGCGTCAGTTTGAATGAGGACATTTCCCGGATGCTGCCAATTTCCTATAAAGTTTAAAATGCTGCCGCCGAGGACATCCGGAATTACAGCGCCGGCATTATAGGTTCCGTCCTCTACGTTGATAAGAACAATCCATTGATCCGCATCGATTTCTTTGGTTGCCGCGTCGACGGCTCGCTGAAGCGTAGCGAAGGCATGAGCTGAGTCGTTACTAGAACCATCATTGGTATCATTGCCATCTGTTCGGACAAAATAACTTTTGTATGTCTGAATCAGCGTTCGAGCCGGCGCCGGAGAGGGAACGCTGCTGGCGGTGATGACGAGTTTGTCGTCGACGATCTCCATCGAGATCAAAGATCCTTCTTTGATCGTGAAGGGCGCGGCGAACGTTCCGATCTCGGAGTCGTCCGCGTGCTCGATTTTAATCACGTCGATGTCGCTCATACCGTCTGCTCGACCTGTTGGAACGTGGTGGTTTTAGATCCTGACTGCAGGAAACGGAACGTCAGGAAGTAAATCAACTGCGTGATGATTCCGGCCTGCGCCGGGTCCACGATCTGCACGAACCCGATGATGTCGCCGGCACTCCAGGGAATCCTTCGTTGGAAAACGAAGCGGACCCCGCCTTTCTTCTGGATCGCCTGAGAACCCGGAACGGTTCCGATGACCTGGTAGTCGACCGTGGGCCAACCCGAAACGGAAGGGTCCTCGACGATCTCGACGTGGGTGCATGGAGTCGTCACCGTGACCGGTACCGGCTGCAGGCCCACGGAGAACAAAAACGTTTTCATGGCTGTTCTACCAACTGAAAGTTCGGGCTGCCGGTGGTGACCTTCACGAAGCCGATCGTCTCGCCCGCGTTTTTCATCGCCGCGAAACTCAACGTGACCGACTCGCCCGAAGCCTTCTGGATCTCAACGGAATTCGGCGCGGTTCCTTTCAACTGCCAAGCGGTCGTCGCCGTCGCCGCGTCTTCTTTGATCGTGGCCTGTCGGCACGGGACCGTCAGAACGACCGGGGTTTCCTGGGTGCTGCTCACCGCGAAGATCGAAGTCTTCAACATGTGTCGCCGTCCTTTCGCTTTCTCTTCGAGAAGGAGGGCCAACCGCGCCCTCCTTCGCGAATCGAAAGAGGATGCTGCTAGTTGACCTTGTTGGCGACGCCCGTCAGCACCGCTCCGCACCACGGCAGATAATGTTGCTGCGTGATGAAAGCGTAGATGCCGATCTCGTGCGTCAGGTTACGATAGGGCCACTTCACGCTGAAGTGATCTTCCAGCGTGACGATTCGGCGAACCACAGGGATCGACTGCCCTGCGGCCGGGTACGGGTTGGTGGTGATGTCGAACCAAACCGTTCCGTCCGGCAGCCACGGGTGAGCCGAAACCGGAACCGTCTTCTTCGCCGTGGTCGAAGAATATTTCCAATGGTACTCGCTGACGATCTGGCCGCCGATGATCTTGCCGTCGGAATCGCGGTCGATGATCAAACGCTGAGCGCCAGGCCCCGAGGCAGAAGTGAGGATCGCCCGCGAAGCCGATTGGATCAACGCGCCGCCCAACCAGATCTTGTCGATCGAGGCTTTGAAGTTGATCCACAGGTAGTCGGCCACGTCCTCGAACTCCTTGATCGTCCCGTCGCCGTTGGAAGTGAACCCGGTGGGCGTCCCTGCCGTTCCGGTGATGTCTTTCAAATAGGCGGTGAATCCGTTCGTCGCGCCGTAAGTCTGGAAGTGCCAGGTCAAAGCGCCGGGGAAATCCAGGAGGTTATAGCTGGCGTCGGCCGCCAACCCCGCGTCGGCCGCCGTCTGCAAACTCCCGGTCAGCGGCGCCGTAAAGGTCGCCATGCAAAGCGCCGTCACTCCGTTGAATTTCGCTCCTGCGGCGTTGGACTTCCCGATGTACCAGGCGTACCCGACCGCTCCGTTCACCGGCGCGACTTTCACGTCGATGCCGTGGGAGCCGTCGAGCGAAACGCCCGAGCTCGCCGCCGAGATCTGCGAAGTCCCGCCGTTGATGGCGTCCTTCGACCCGTCGGCGTTGACCCTTTGCACCGGGATCGCGCAGCCCGTCGAGGTCGCCATCGCGACGCCCCACGGAGTCAGCGCGACGCAGTACACGTAATAAGTGCCCGAGGCGTACGTGCCGGTCGAGGCCGACTGTAATCCGCTCGGCTGCGGGCACTGCCCGAGGACGTACCCGCCGTATCCGTTGACCGAGCCGTTGCCGGGGTTCCCGAACATGATCATTTTCTCCTCGCCGTTCAACAGGGCGTTCAGGTTCGTGAACTGCGCGATCTTCAGCGCGTCGTCGAATCCCAAAGCCTGAGAGTAAGCTTGGAAGGTGGCCGAAGCGTCTTTGCCCAGGTAGGCGTACGGGGCGTAGGCGTCTTTCTCCGACACTGCGGTGTAAGCGTTGCGGTGGCCTTCCGACACGGCCGGATAGCCGGACACGTCGACGCCGACGATCTGTTTCCAGTTGACGCCGGGGCCGCCGACTCGAACGCCGTTGTACATCGGGTACACGCGCGGCGTTTCAGACAAGATCGGATAGAAAACCGGATAAGTCTGTTTGGCCGTTTCCTCCAGGTAGTAGAACTGCACCCCGGAGTTGGTCGCGATCCCGAAGGTGGTGGCGTCCTTCTTCATTTGGGCAAACAGCGCAAGGGTGCGCTCGCTCATTCCTTCGAACATGGTGCTCTTTCTCCTCTCGTTAAGGCGGCCGCAGGGCCGCCTCGGGTTTCGTGCTGGTAAACGTCCATGTGGGAATTCGTGGAGCGCGTCCGTGCGTCCGCGTTTCTGGGTGCAGCGACTTACTTGGGCGCGAACTTAGACAGAGGACCGCGAGCGAAATCGCTCACGTCTTCGGCCGGTTTGACGCCCGACATGGCTTTCAGGATCTCGGAGGTGTCGCCCTGGGCGGCCTTCTCCATGTTCGCCTTGGGCACTTCCGCGTTCGCGTTGTGGGCCTGCAGGCCCGCGACGCTGGTGTCGTTGGCTTTCACGGCGAGGTGGGTCTTCGGCCCGCCCTCGGCTAGGTCGTTGCGATCGCCGATGCCGGCAGACGCGGCGGCTTTGCGGTTCTGCCCTGCCGTCTGCAGCGCCCGCTCGACTCCTTTTTCCCCGAGCATGCCTTCGAGCATGGTCCCGATGGCCGTGTCGATCCCGGTTTTGATCTTGTCGTCGATGCCCTTCGCCATTTCGTCCAGCTTGGCTAGGATCGTGGTTTCCATCGTCTTGATGGTGCTAGAGGCCCCACTGGCAGCAGGGTCCGTGGACACGGGTTCGTTGCCTGAAGACGCCGGTGCCGTTTCGCCGGTGCCGAGGATCTTGTGAAGCTTGTCCATGTGATCGTCCATCTCGGCTTCACGGTCCTGATGGGCCTTGTGCATCTTCGCGTGGAAAGCCTTGTGCGCCGCGTGCATTTTTTTGATGTGGTCCAGTGCTGACGCCGCCTTTTGGACGGCTGACATCGTTGCCATTTTACCGCCTCCTATGGATGCCGCCTTTTTGGCGGACGTTGTAAGTTCGCCGACTTCCTCCTCAGCCATGCTGAGGAATGTTTCGGCGAGTGATTCTAAATCCTTTTGGATCAAGTCCGGCAATTCGGACTCGTCGCCCTCATTCTCGCGCTCCCACTGGGCGCTCATGCGGATGTAGGCGAGTTGCTGGAGGATTTCTGCCAGGCGTTCGACGTCGTACATGTCTTTCTTGAGGTCAACGCCCATCTCTTCGGCCTTCGCTTCCAGGATCGCCAGGGCCGCTTTGTGCAATTCGGCCTTGACCACATCCCGTTGCGCTTTCGACATCTGTGCGAACGCCATGGTTTTCTTTTTCCCTCCTTTGAAATTGATGGTTCGGAAACTGTCCTCCTCGAAATCACCGGGGTCCCGCTGACGAAAGCGATAGCTGTCTTCCGTCTCGTCGGCCTCGGGCGCTTTCAAATCGTGATCCTTCAACCACTGCTGACAGTCACTGGCGGTCCACTCGGATTTGGGCGAGAAGATGATCGACTGAACGGTCGTCGTGGTTTCGCCCTTCAGGTGGCCGATGACGGCCTGGATCTTTTTCTTCGCCTTGATTAATCGGCCGCAGGTTGAACACGCGCATTCGAGGGTCGCAAGATTCACCCATTTGAAAAATCCTCTCGAAGGAAAACCCGCGACCGCCTCCGCCTTGCACGGGCAACCTTTCTCGGGATCGTACTTGCAATCGCCGCAGCCCTGCTTTTTGAAAGCCCGTTTTTCAACCACGCCGTCGGCCCGCACGAAATCGAAATGACCTTTCGGCAGACACGGGTTGTCGACGAGCGAAACTTCGGCCGGGTTCGCGGTGTAGTGCACGAGGCCGTCGTTGCCTTTCCACGTCTTCACGTACTCGCCGCCGTGCGAGAAACCCGTGTACACTCCTTCGAGGCAGTTCGTCCACGCGTCGTCGTTGACCACCTTGAAGGTCATGTAGATTTCTTTGTCCACGTCGTTGAACTCGATCGTCTTTCCCGCGCCGACCGCTTTCAGCTGGTGCATCTCCCGCAGGTTCCCGACGTTCTTCCCTCCGGTGGCTTTGGAAAGTTCGTCGCTCCAAGCCTTGTAGAACGGGACGGTGGATTCGTAGTCGCAAACCTCCTTGGCCTTGTCGGGCTGCTCGGCCGTGACGACGCCGCCGACTTCGCGTTTCATTTCGTCGATCTTGGTGATGCGGACGAACTTCCGGAAAAGCATTTTCGAGGGTTCGGCCTTGGACGCAGCCGGTTTGCCCTTCGCTCTCACGAGTGCCATGTCAAAGCCTCCGCGTTAGGAAATTAGTTTAAGCGTGGACCTCTTCGTAATCCTTCTCGCCGAATTCGGTCAACTGCCTGCGCTCGTGCTGCAGGTAATTCAAGTGGCCGACGTTGCCGTTCTCTCCGACCGTGTGCCATTTGCACATGTGCTGAAAGAAGTGGAAGCAGTCCATGTCTTTCGCGTTCCAACACGCGATCACGTCCTGCGTGTATTGCTTCACGGCCGCGAGTTCCATCGCGATCAACTCGTCGATCGTTTCCGTGGTCGTCTTCCCCACGGTCGCCGTGGCCGCTTCGACCTCGGCGAAGACCTCGAACAGTTCGAGCCTCTTCGCGATCTTTTTCATGTATCCCCGGCATTGGCAACCGAGTCCCTTTAATTCCTTGCCGGTCTTCAGGCCGAGTTTTTTCGAGAGCGCCCGACCGTTGAGTTTGTAAACTTCAGCGAGCGTCGCTTCCGTGTTGATGGCCGCCTGAAGCGCCGCGATCACTTTGTCGTTGCCCTGCATGTTTGCCTCCGTTCGAATTATGTTTGACCGCCTCCTGCGCCGCCCTGATGAACAGCCAAGCCTGCTGCTTCGACCTGGCGGCCGCCGCCATCTCTTCCGTCTCCGCGATCTCCACGGCCGAAAGGACGCAACGGCAATTCGGGTGAGAATCGTCGATCGGCAGCGGGCCGGTTCCGAGCAAGTAAGGCCCGCCGTCGCCCAACTCTTCGCAGATCTCGCACACGTCCTCGTCCTCGGAGTTCAACCACTCGTAGGATTTCACGAGGCCGGACTTCTCCCACATTTCCAGCCCGCCGAAGATCTGGGCGCGGGCGCACTCGGTTCGAGCGATCATGTCGGATCGGTACGCGGAGAACGACGCGGCCTCTTCGATGGCCTTCCCGATGTCCGCGATCGAGGTTTCTTCCGACGCGAACCCTTCGGTCAGGATCTTCCGGATGTCCGACCTGGTGGTGTCGTCGATGGCCCACTTCGCGTTCGGGTTGTCGACGAGCTCGTCGTCTACCCATTTCATGCCGACCATTTCGGCCGCCCGCTTCTTGGCCCAGGCCCGCGCGATCTCGTTCGTCTTGCCGAGGAGTTCGCCGTCGTCTACGGACAACTGCGCCGCGACCTGCGAGATCCCGGACAAAGCGGCCGCTTCCAGTTGGGCCTGCACCGCAGGAGGAAGGGCGCGGAATTCCTCGTCCAAGGCTTTCATGATTTCGTCCGTCACGTCGTCGGGCTTGCTGGCCTTCTCGATCGCCTTGACTTTGGCCGAGGCTTTTTCGGCCATCTTCCCGAACGCGGCCGCCAGGGTTTTCGACGCGGCCTCGATCGCCTTCTCCGTGGCCGGGGTGAGTTGCCCGACCGAAATAAAGGACCTGCGTTTCGGAACGGCTTTCATGATCTTGGCCCCGCCCTTGGGTTTCTTC